TCATCACACTTGCCCGGGCGACACTCGGACGGCACGCCTTCCACCTCGCTGACAAACCATGGTGGCTCCACATGGAGCACGGATTCGTATAGCTCTTCTGCATCCATGCGTGACCATCTTGGCGAAGACCTTGCCATGGAAAGCACCACTCAAACCCCGGAAGCGCCAGTCTTTGAACTTGAGCCAGATCCCGTTGAGGAAATGGACGCCGCGCTTCCACTCCATCTTCAAGGTCAGCCACAGGATGCGCGCAGCCAGGCCGAGGTCGCCGGCGGCGAGCGCATCGCCGATGCCTTGCCAGGCCGCAAGCGCGGTGGTCTTCAGGGCATTGAAGCGTTCGCCCAACCAATCCAAGGCCGCAGCCCCGGCGCCGGTGGCGTGCAGGATGTAGGCGCCCAATCCGACAAAGGCGGTGATGATGACGCCAATCGGCGTGAGCAATGCGGCCAGGGCGGAACCCACCAGACCGATGGCGGCACCGACCCCGGTGAGGATCGCGGCGATGCCGCCGAAGATGAACGCCATGGCCTGGCCGGCGGCACCGACCGCGATCAACGCCACGCCGACCGCGCCGACGATGCCGATCACGGTGAAAATGGTGCGCACCAACTCCTGGTTCTGGGCGATCCAATCGCGGATCAGGGTCAGGTAGCGTTTGATGGCTGCGGCTGCGGCTGCGACGGGTTCGGCAATGGCCTCGCCCAGGACGTTGAGCACGCCGAGGGCCGACTCGCGCAGTTGCGCAAAGCCATGGGCCAGCGTGCTGGTCATTTTCGCGTAGGCATCCTCGGTGGTGCCGGCGCGGTTGCGTAGGGCGTCGATGTCACCGGCGAAACCCTCGATGTCCTGCAGGGCTGGCAGCACACCCTTCAGGGCGCGGACGTTGGGGAACAACTGCGCCAGCGCATCGGGCGGCAGGTCCGCGATGCGGCGGAAAACCCCGACCATGCCCTCGGCCTGGAGCGTGGCGGTGTTGAGTTGCAGCCCGAGCTGCTCGGCCAGCTCCGCACCCTCGGCCGAAGGTTTCAAGAACGTGGAGATGATCGCCGTCAGCGCGGTGATCGCCTCTTCGGTTTTGATGCCGTTGCGCGTGAGCAGGGCGATGCCGGCGCCGAGTTCTTCCAAGCTGAGTCCGGCCGACGACGCTAAGGTGGCGATGTTGCCGATGGTCGGGGCCAGCCGGCCGAAGGTCGTCTTGCCGCGCTTGACCACGCCGAAGAGCAGGTCCGAGACATCGGCAGCGCGCTCGGCTTCCAGGCCGTAGGCGTTGAGCACCGTGGTGATCGCATCGGCGGCGGTCGCGGTGTCGGTCAGCCCGGCCCTTGCTGCCTTGGCCGAGACCGCCAACACCATGAGCGCCTTCTCGGCCGGGACCGACGCCGAAAGAATGTCATACAAGCCGCCTGCCAGGGCCTCGGTCGATTCGCCGAAGTCTGCCGCCATTCGGCGGATCTCTTCGCGGAAGCGCGGCAGGTGCTCCTCGGGTCGTTCGAGCATTGTCGCCACGTTGGCCAGCTGCTGCTCGAAGTCGGCGTAGACCTTCACCCCGGCGGCGAAGGGTGCGCTCATCAATGCGGCCAAGCGGGTCAGTCGCTGCCCAAGATCGGACACCATGCTGGAGAACGCCTTCAGCTTGCGCTGGGCCTTGCGTAGCCCACGGGCGAGCGCCCCGTCGCGCAGGGTCAGCTCGACGTAGGCGGCACCGGCTTTGATGTCGCGGACGGAGGGCATGGTTACTCCGCGCTCTCCAAACCCTGAAAGTATTCCAAGGTCGGTTCATCGATCGCCACCATGCCGGTCAACCGGGCCTCGCCCGGCAACCAGCCGCCCTCGCCATCGGGCACCAGTACACGTACCGCTCGTTCATCAACGATGCGCGCCGGCGTCCCCATCTTCGCCCAGATCACCGTCCGCGTCTCGGCCAAACGAGCGCAGCCGCTCAGGCCGAGCATAAGGACGAGTGGGAGCATTCGGGTCATAGACCACATGGGATTTCTCCTGCTGTTTGGGGAAGAAAAGGTCGACGAGCAGACGCAGCACGCCGACGACGAGGGCGGCCAGTCCGGTGCTCATCCCTGTTTCTTGACCTGGGTTCGGGACGCGGTGTAGCCGAGGCTGGCGAGCACCGAGAGCACGCCGCCGACGATCTGGCCGGCCATGCCACCCTCGGGGATGGCGCCGGAGGCGAGCACGACGCCGAGGATCATGGCGAGGGACGAGAGCCAGAATTCGGTGGTCTTGAAGCCGGGTTTCTTCTTGAGGTGAGAGTCGGGGTCAGTGGTTTCGGACATGGTTCTTCTCCTGGGTTGGTGGTGGTTGGCGGTCGACGAAGGCCGCCTTGAGAACGGATAGGTCGTTGCCGGATGGCAGAGCCTCGGGCCGGCGCAGACCGGGGTGGAAATCCTGCGGCGTGAAGGGCCGGTGCTTCTTCGCGTCGCGGTGGCAGTTGGCGATCAGGGCGAGCAGCGCGGCGGTGTGATGCCAGGCGTCGCGGGAACGGGCCTCGGTCATCTGCACCAGCTCGCGCAGGGTCAGAGGTCCGGGGTCGAGGCCGAGGATGCCGGCGCAGTCCCAGACGAGTCCCCAGGCGCCGCGCCGATCTGCGCGAGCATGGCCTCGACCCGGTCGTCCAGTTCCGGCCCCAGCAGATGCTGCTCGGCCAGATCCAGCGCTCGCGCCTCGACCGCCTTCAGTTTGCTCAGCGCGCCGCGCAGGAGATCCCGCCGGCGCTGCGGGAAAAAATCGACCAGGTCCTCCAGCAGGGCCTCGGTCGCCTGTTCCAGGCAATCGCCGGCCATGGCGCGGCCGAAGTCCTCGTCGCTGACGCCCTGCTCATCGGCCTGCGGTTTGCACAGGGCGTAGATGCAGTCACAGAGCGTGATCGGGTCGGTGACCAGGCGTTCGAGCAGCTTGCCGTCGATGGCTTCCAGCAGATCCACGTCGCACAGAGCGCGGACCCGCTTGATCGCATCGACGGTGACGCTGACGACCCAGGTGCGGCCCTCGTTATCGGTGAAGCGGTGCATGGGCATTCTCCTCAGGCGTCGATCCAGGCCGGGGGCCGGGTGGAGTAGGTCGGCTTCGCCGTGACCGACACGGTGAGTGCCTCCTCCAGGGGTTCGTTGCGGGTGAAGTTGGTGATCGAGAAATCGGCATCGAGTCCGCTGCCGTTCTCACCGTCGAGAATCGCCAGGGCGATGGGCGTGTTGTTGAAGTAGGCGTTCTTGAGGGCCGAGAAGCCGGCGTCCTCGGTATCCCAGATCATCTCGAACTCGACCGAGCCTTCTTTCAAGGTGGCGATGGTGGCCCGCCAGCCCTGGGCGGCGCGGGTGGTCACGTCGGCCTCGCCGGTTTCGAGGTTGAGGGTCACGTCTTTGACGTTGGTGAGTTCGCTGGTCGCCGTGGTGCCGGCGGCACCGTGGTAGAGTTTGGCTTCCAAGCCGAGGCGGATGGCCATGGGATCTCCTTAGCGGATACTGGCCCGCCAATGTTTCGGCAGGCGATCGCGGTTTGATTCGAGGGCCGGCCCCATGAAGGGTCGGCGGGGGAAACGTTCGCGGCGGTAGCGACCGCCGAACTCGTGGGCGATGGCGCTGCGGCCGACGCCGGTGTAGGCCGGACCGATGACGGCGCGCTGCCGCTGGCGGTCGACGTGGTAGAAGATGGCCCGACGCAGCTGGCCCTTGCGGGTGTGCGGCGGATCGCCGGGCCGCGATGGTTTCTGCCGGCGGCGAATGCTGCGCCGGGCGGTGAGCCGGATCGCGGCGGCGGCGTGACCCATGGCCTGAAAGTTTCCGCGCTGCGCACGGCGTTGCAGATCGCGGGCCTGGAAGCGGGAACGGCTGCGCATGGTGATCATGGGCCGACCACCGATTGCACGGCGAACCAATGGCTGCCGTCACAAAGCCACAGTCCTTTGTAGTCGGTGCCATTGTTCCATTGAGCGAGGATCGAGCCGCTGCTGCTTCCGAGGCGAAGATGGGTCGCGCCGTAGGTGCCGGTCTGCTGGATGTTGATGGCAACCACATGGCCAGCCATGGCGGCGGTGGGATTGGGCAGGACCAGATAGTGGTAAGCCGTGTTGCGGACCGTGCCGTGGATGGCCCAGACGCGCCGATCGCTGGGAACCTGGGTCGTTGGCGAGCCACCGTCGAGGTTCAGGTGCTGGCCACCGGCAGCCCAGGCCCAGCCAGTTTCGTAGTCGTTTGCACCGATCTTCTGCAGGACTTGGCCGACCGAACCGCCGGTCGCGATGCCTGGGCCGGCGGGGCCCTGCGCACCAGCCGGACCTTGTGGACCAGCAGGGCCGGGGTCGCCTTGGACGCCAGCAGGACCGGCTTCACCTTGCGGTCCCTGTGGGCCAACAGGTCCGGTTGGACCTGCCACGCCTTGCGGACCCTCGGGCCCGGCGGGGCCAATGTCACCTTGAGGACCAGCTGGGCCCGGATCTCCCTGGATGCCCTGAGGACCCTGCGGCCCGGCTGGACCGGCGTTGCCCTGTGGACCAATTGGGCCGGAATCACCTTGGATGCCCTGAGGACCCTGCGGACCTTCGGGCCCTCCGGGACCGATAGGACCAGCTTCTCCCTGGGGACCGACTGGCCCCGGTTCGCCCTGCGGTCCCTGCGGGCCGCTGACGATTACTTCACCGACACTGCCGTCGCCACGCTTCCCCTTGAAGCGCATGTGGTCGGCTAGCTCATCGAACCAGGCGGCGAACTGCCCGGTCTCCAGGCTGGCGTCGGCCGGCTCGGACCCACCGCCGATCACCGCGCCCTTTGCTCGGAGATGGCTGGTCGCCTCCAGCTCCAGCGGCTTGTCGGGGCTGCCGAAGGTGGCGCGGTCGTTGGCCGAGGAGCGGGCACCGTTGCCGATAGCCACGCCACGGGCATGGGTGCAGCGTGCATCGTAGCCGATCGACACACCGTTGGCGCCCGAGCAGCCACCGGTGCGGCCGATGTGGATAGATTTCTGCACGCAGCCGAAGGAAGGCCGACCGATGACGATGCAGTCCTGCTGGGTCGGTGGGGCGCCGCCGTTGGTGAGGATGATCGCGTTGGCGACATTGGCGGTCATGCCTCGGCCAACGATGACGGTGTTGGCCTTGTCGGTGCCGACGTTCTCGCCCAATGCGATCGAGGCGTTGCCGCTGACGATGGGCGTGGTGATCGCGCAGGCGCCGATGCGCAGCGTGCCAGTGGCCGGGTCGTAATGCAGACCGGCATGGCCGGCGAAGGCCGCGCCTGCACGGTACTGCACTGCGCCCTCATCGCCGCCGGGAGCTGCCCCGCCGCCGCCACCTGCTCCGGGGAAGTAGGGCATTACCAGGTGCCCCCGACGATGGTGACCAGGTCACCGGCGTTCTGCGCCTTCACCTGGATCTCGGCCAGGTTCACGCGCACCAGAGTGTGGTACTCGCCGGGGATCCACGGCACTTCGTTGCCGTCGTCACCAAGGAAGAGCACGGGTGCCGTATTGCTGGGCGGCGCCGACAGGTCGATGGTGGCGACCTCCACATCCTTCTCGGAGAGCGGCTGGAATTCGGTGCCCAGGGTCAGGGCGCGCATGATGACGTTGTTGGCCATATCAGTCCCACTCGGTGAAGGTCAGGAGGATCACGCCGGTGAATTGGCGCATTTCGTTGAGATGTTCGAGGGCGACCACCGGTTGGTGTTCGGTCTTCGCCCAGACGACGGTGTCGAGGCCGGGCAGGCGCTGCCGTTCGAAGAGCGCGGCCACCGCGTCGGAGAGCGCGACGAGGTCGTCGATCTCGCTGGCCTCGTCGGTGGCCAACTTGCGCTGCACACCGACTTCGACCCGGTACTGCCGCTTGCGGCGACTGCGGCCGACAGGCTCGGTGGTCTGCCCTGCCGGCATCACGCTGACCACGGTGTCGGCCAGTTCGGCCAGATCGTGGATCGGCAGCCAGCTGCGTTCGACGGTCACCGGCTGTGGCAGCGTGGCGTCGTCGATGACCTGGGCGACGGCGGCGGAAACTTCAGGAAGCGACGCCATGTTCGTCTCCCTTCCGTTCGGCCAGGCGTTCGAGCGCGGCGGTGTTGCGTTCCAAGGCGCGCAGGAGCGTGTCGCGAACCCACCGTTGCTGGGCCTCGTTGGCCAGCGCCATGCGCCGCTCGCGGGTGGCGTCGCGCCACAAGGTGTAGGCGACGACCAGGCCAGCGAGGCCCCATTGCGCCCACAAGCCCACGTCGGGTGCGGGCGGCACCGAGGCTGCAAGGAGCACGGCCATTCCGGCTTTGGCGGTGGTCTCGATCATGGGGCCGGTTCCTTTCCGACGTGTTTGGTGTGGATGCGGTAGGCGAGGCGGTCCGGGTCGGACCAGCGCCAAGCGGGCTCGCCGCCGGGTGCCATGACCTCGTAGATGAAGCCGTTCTCGGTGATGCGGTCGCCGCGTTTGGGTTCCGGGAACGGGAACTCATCAGCAGCGATCAGGTAGTCGCGGGACTCGACCCGCTCGACGCCGGCCATGGGCGCAGTCAGGCGGAAGATGGTGCGGCCGATGGTGGCATCGATTTGGGCGGTGGTGCCGCCCTGCCGGTAGGCAACCGGGGTCGCCCGATGCCGCCTGCGCATCTTCTCCAGCCAGGCGTTGCCGGCGCCGAGCAGGTCGGCCACGGACTACTGCTCCAGGCGGACGCGAACGGTGGCGTCGGTGTCGCCCGACTCGCGCACCGCCTTGCCCAGATAGGCGTTGGCGCCCGAGTTGTCGTCGGTGGTGGCGCGCTGGTTGGCCTCGTCCCAGAAGAGCCGGAAGCCGACGCCGATCACGCCGCCGGTAAGGCGGGGCACATCGAACACGCCGCGCAGTTGCAGTGCGCCGAGATGCCCGGCCGGGATGGAGCGGGTGGTGATGCCGACGAGGGCGCCCTGCACCACCACCGCCCCGGCGTCGAGGTCGGTGGCGGGAACGTGGTCGATAGCGTCGCCTTGATGGATGAAAGTTGCGGTCATGGAGGGATCTCCGATTCAAGAAGTGGTGGGTGCGGTGAGAGCCGGGCCGCGGACTACGCCTCGCCTTTGCTCTTCACGCCGCCGCGGGGTTCCTGCAGGGCCACGCCGAAGTCGTGGTAGCCGCGCATCTGGATGCCCAGCACGTTGAAGTCGGCGTCGGCGGTCTCGATCACCGGAGCTTCCTGGCCATTGAGGAAGGCGGTCTCGATCACCGGCAGGTCGGCCGGGTCGGCGAGCAGATACCAGGCCTTGCCGCTGGCGCCCTCGTACTGGCTGTTGCTCAGGTAGCGGCTGACCTCGGCGCGGAACTTGCCCTGGTGCGGGTTGGCCACCGGATACTTCGCGTTCGAGCTGGTGTCGCGCAGCTCCATGGACTTGTTGAGCTGGCTGGCGATCGCGGAGAGCGCCGGCGGCACCAGGACCAGAGCGGGCATGGCGCCCAGGGGCTTGCCGTCGGGATCGACCTGCTCCATGAACGCGGTCTCGGCCTTGGTGAGCCCGTCGATCGACAGGGCGGTGTCGGCACCGGTCAGGTAGTTCTTGTTGGCAGCGGCGAAGAACGCGGCGTTCTTCAGGAAGGTCGACCAGAACACATCGTTGATCTTCAGGCCCGAGCCACGGCCGAGCATGCGTGGCACGGCGGTGATGGCACCGAGGTCATCGTTGATGATATCGCGCCGGTCGATCGCCAGCATCAAGCCGTGGGTGTCGGCCTTGTTGCTGTAGCTTTCCTCTCCCAGCTTGCCGTGCTTGAGCTCGCCACCCGGGGCCACCAGTTCGTACTGGTTGGCGCCCACCAGGCGGTAACTGGTGACGGTCTTGAAATCGGAGACCGAACGCACGGCGGTGACGTTGCGCCACACCCGCTCGACGGCGAAGAAACCCTCCAGCAGGAATTTGTTGGCGACGTTGGAAAGAATCCCGCCGAGGTCGATGGTGCTGAAGCCCGACGCGGCCACCGGCGCGGCGAAGGCAGCGCGCAGGATGGCGCGGGTGTCGCGGAAGTTGCGGCCGGTATAGCCGTTGGCCCAGGCTGCCTCGAGGATCAGTTCCTGCAGGCCGATGCCGCCACGGAACTGCCTGGCTGCCGCGTCGAGATCCTTCTCGTCGCAGTGTTCCTCGGGCTTGGCCAGCTTGGCCGAGAGCACGCAGGCTGCTTCGAGCACGCCGCCGGTGGCGCCGGAGCTGTCGTGGCTGTGGACGGCCGGGGCCTGGGGGCGATCGGCGCGCAGGATTTCGAGCTCGGTTTTGGTGGAATCCCAGCCCTCGCGGATCGCCTTGGCCTCGATGCCGGCATGCTTGCCAGCGCACAGGGTGCGGATGGACGCGATGCGCTCGGCCTCGCCGGCTGCGGCGGTGCGCATGGCCTGGACGGGATCGGCGGTGCCGTCGTCGTGGTCACCGGCATCGTCGTCGTCCGACGGATCCTGGGTGTCATCGTCGCCGGTTTCCTGGCTCGCATCGAAGAGCGCGCGCAGATTGGCGGTCTGGGTTTCGGAAAGGTCGGCGAGGACGAAGCCCTGCGCTTGAATCCAGGATTCGAAGTCCATAGGGACGATCTCCAGAGAGGAATGGGTGTGAGAATTGGTGGCGGCGATGACGTGCGCTTCGGTGTCGTCGTCGGCGCCGAGAGCGACAAAGCTGACCTCGCCAAGGGTGGAAGCGCGGGCGATGTAGGCCGGGCCTTGGATGTCGCGCCCGTTGGCGCGGGCGGTCTTGCCCTGCGGCACGAACACAGCTTTGCGAACCGTGGCACCGATGGAGGCCTGCCAGGGGAAGCCGTTGTCGGCGGCAGCGACGACCTCCTGGGCCACGCGGCCCGCGCCCGAGATCGCACCGGTGACGGCGAGTTTGCCGTCTGACTTGGTGATCGCGTCGGTATGCCCGACGATGAGCGCGGCGTTGTGATCCTTGAGGATCGGCCGCGGCTTGGCGCTGACCTTCAGGCCAGCCAGATCGACCACGACCGGGTACTCCCAGCCGCCGACCACCATCGGCCCGCCGGTGTAGGCGGTCATGGCGAAGCGACGCAGGCTGTTGCCCGGCTCTTCGCCTTCGGCTGCTGCGATTGGCTCCCAGCCGGCGACCGCGGTGATGAAACGGATCATGCTATCGGGCATGCGCGGGCTCCTCTTCTTCGACTTCTTCAGGTTCGTTGGTCGGCTGTGCGTCGGCCGGCGACAGACCGAGCTCATCCATCAGCGCCCGTTCCTTGGCGATCTGCCGCAGCTGGGTTTCCCAGTCCTGCCCGCGCTTGGCGTATTCATCGGCCAGCGTGGTGGTGTGGTTGGCGAGGCGCGTGGCCTGGGCGTTGGCTTCCTTCGCCGGATCGACGTGCTCGTTGCCATCCCAGAACCACTGGTGCGACCAGTCGGTGCTGGTGAGGCGCAGCCGCTGCGGCAGATAGCCCTCGATGAGCACCGCTTCGCGGACCCAGGCAGCGAAGATGCGGTCGAGGATGACCTGCTCGATGTGGGCTTGGTCAACGCGGACGGCCTTGAAGTAGGTCTGGTGATCGAGCCGGCCCGAGGCGTAGTTGTAGCCCGAGCTGTTCCCCGCCGCGATGTTGAACGGCATGTTCAGGCAGCGGGCAATTTCATTCAGAACTTCACGTTTGAATTCCGCGTAGGTCGCGGACGGGTGCTCCGCCTTCACCTGGCCCAGCTTCCAGCCGCCGGGCATGGTCATCAGCATGTTGCGCTCGAGTTCGATGGCATCCATCGGCTCGACGTCTTCTGCTTCACCATTGGCCGGCGCGTCGGTGTAAAGAATACCAGCGAAGTAGGCGGCTGCTTTCGCTGCATCGAGGGTTGCCAGCGAGTAGTCGCGCAACATGGCGAAGAGCGGCAGGGCCGGCGTGATTTCCGGGATGCCACGGGCCTGGCCCGGACGCTCGCTGCGGAAGTCGTGGATCATCGCCGCAGCCGGCAGCCGATCGAACTCGCCGGACCGCAAGATCCGTGCGCCAGGATGTTCTTTAAGAACGTGGAATTCAGTGACATTACCCCAACGATCGAAGCGCAGGCCGTCGACTCCGCGTTCCTCGCGCACCGCCACCAGGTTGGGCGTGGTCACCTGCTCGGCTTCGATCAACCGTAGGTCCAAGGTGACGCGACTCGGCAGCACCGGGTTGTCGGTAAGGATGCCGAAGGATTCCCCGTCCTGGGCCCGGGCGATGCGCAAGGTGCGCAACTTGTCGGCCAGGCCGACTGCTTGGGCCCAAGTGGCGAATTCCCGCTCGATGCGCCGGTTGTCGGCGGCCGAGAGCCCAAGCATCTGCAAACGGGGACCGGTGCCGATGACATCATTGGCCAGGGTCAGCACGATGCCCTTGGCGTAGGAATTGTTGGCGACCTCGTAACGGCTGCGGTTGCGCAGCACGCGGCGCACTTCGGCCGAGTTGGCAGCGCGAGCCGACAACCCATCGGCCATGGCCCAATGCCGCCGGCTATTGTCGCTGTGTTGGGCCGCATCGTAGCGAGCCCGCACCACGCGACGCGGCGCAGCGCGTCCGTGCCGCCGGGGAGCCGGTTCCTTGGCCGGTCCGGAAAGGAGCGAACGGAGGGCCCGGAACATCAGGCGCTCCCCGGCGGCACGATGCGAGAAAAGCGCAGAGCGCGGGGGCCAGCCTTGGCAGCCTCCCGGTTGCGCAGGTAGCGGTCCGCCTCGACCTGATCCTTCAGCGAGTGCTGCTCCATTTCGCCCTGATCACCCTTGGCCCGCTTGGGGCCCGCGGCGTTCTCAGCGATAGTCTCAGAAAGGTCGACCTCGGGATCGGGCACGGCATCCTCCGCCGTATTGTTCCCCGCCGAGTCCTGGGATTTGTCCTCCGCTTTGACTCTCAGGGGTTTGAATTGGATCGAACCAAGACTTCCAGACGGAGCCGTGCGGCCTAGACTCCACTTCCCGAATCAAGCTGCGAGGATCATGGAATGCCCTTTGTCAAGCCGATCACCATCCGCGAGACTATCGAGAAGATCCACAAGAAGGAGTTTCTGCTTCCCGCTATCCAGCGAGAGTTCGTCTGGTCCACGGAACAAATCGAGCGACTTTTCGATTCGTTGCTGCGTGGATACCCGATCAGCTCATTCCTCTTCTGGGAGGTCGAGCGAGAGCGCTCAACGACCTTCAAGTTCTATGAATTCATTCGTGACTACCACCAACGCGACTCGTTTCACAACCAGATGGCTGACGTCAGCGGCGAGGAAGGTGTGACCGCCATCCTGGACGGCCAGCAACGCTTAACTTCCCTGTATATCGGCCTCCGAGGAAGTTACGCCTACAAATTGCCGTGGAAAAGAAAGCAGAATGATAACGCCTATCCGACGCGCCGATTGCACCTGAACTTAACTCAGCCAGCGATGGATAGCGACCTGGAGTTCGACTTTCAGTTCCTCACTTCTGAAGAGGCAGGCAATGCCAAGAAAGATGACTTGGCGCTTCCGGGGTTTGAGTGAAAAGGCACTTCTATTTGTGCTCACGGATAAAGATCAAGGCCGGCAAGGTGGA